GATTTGCTGGGATGCTGGAAAACACAACGACGGCAGATCTCCGGCAGATTGCGGATGTTGATATCCCGGAAGGGTCGGAGATTTTCTGCGTACCGGTGCACGAATCATGGGGACTTTAACGATGCATCCGGTAGGCGACGGCTACGGCTACGGCAACGGCTACGGCTACGGCAACGGCGACGGCTACGGCGACGGCGACGGCTACGGCTACGGCAACGGCGACGGCTACGGCAACGGCAACGGCAACGGCGACGGCTACGGCAACGGCAACGGCGACGGCTACGGCTACGGCTACGGCAACGGCTACGGCAACGGCAACGGCAACGGCTACGGCAACGGCAACGGCAACGGCAACGGCGGCGGCGACGGCAACGGCGACGGCTACGGCTACGGCAACGGCAACGGAACGGTTCGAGCAAGATCGCGGCGCAGGCTGCCGTAATTACCATGGGCCAAGCTGACCGAGGAGGACGCGCTTTACATCCGCGGCATGATCGAGCGCGGGCGCGAATTGTTGCGTGAGGCTGACGAATTCTCGAACGCGCGGAGCGCGTTCTGGTGATAAGCGTTCCGCGACTGGGATAGAAACAATTGATTGGATTGGCTGGCGCTGAGTCGGTATTGTCTGGGCTCAGAAATTAACGAGAGGGCAAAAAAATGGCATCGAACACAATCAAGGTTGTTGGCAATCGCGCCGTGATCGTAGTAGATCGTGGCTGGATATTTGCTGGTGATGTTGTGCGGGAGAATGGCCGCATCAAGTTGTCCCGCGCCTTGCATGTGTTCAAATGGGAATCAGTCGGATTTGCTGGGATGCTGGAAAACACAACGACGGCAGATCTCCGGCAGATTGCGGATGTTGATATCCCGGAAGGGTCGGAGATTTTCTGCGTACCGGTGCACGAATCATGGGGACTTTAACGATGACTGGCGTTGATGTTTCGGTTGTTGATGGACTGGAGGCGGAACAATGAGCGCCACAAATCGCGGAGCAGTTCGCGCAGAGAACGATTTTTACCCGACTCCGCGCAGGTCGATCCGGTCGTTGGCCGCATGCATCAATCACGAGATGGTGCGTGGCATGGCATGGGGAGAGCCGGCGGCAGGAACGGGCGCAAGCGCAGGGAGAGGCATACCCTTCCAGATGTTTCGAGCAAGGGCGGCTCGCGGGAGCTGGTGATTGACCCCGATCACCAGGCTAACTTTACGGATCTACCTTTCCACAGCAATACCTTTGCGCTGGTGGTATTTGACCCACCACACTTTGAGCGCAACGGCGCGACCGGATGGGTTGGTCTGAAGTACGGGACACTGAAAGGCGAATGGCGAGAGGAACTGCGCAAGGGGATTGCAGAATGCTTCCGCGTACTGCGCCACGAAGGGGTGCTGATCTTCAAGTGGTGCGAGGACGAGATCCCGGTATCACATATACTCGCACTGACTCCGGAAAAGCCTCTTTTCGGGCACCGAAGCGGAAAGCAGCAAAAAACACATTGGATAGCATTTATGAAGCAATGAATGACACGACCGCGCCACTACATCAGCAACCCGGAGTCAAGCCCCTGGCCGGAGTGGAGCGCAAAACTTGCTGCGGACGCCGCCGAGAAAATGCGGCACCTGGCGGCGTATGTCCTGGCCATGCCGACGAAAGAACAGAGGAAAGAGGTTTTGGCGAAAATTCGGCGGCGGCACGGCAATGGTGCGGACGATAAACTGGAGGCTGAAATTTTGCGGCAGCACCGGGCGATGAAAAAATGAAACACGAACTACAGCGCATCATCAACACCGAGCAGGATATCGTGTTCGCGCAACGCTGGCTTGATGCGCTGGTTCGTAAAGGGTTGGAAGCCGGGCCGGTGCGTGTGTCGATTGGCAGGCCGCGCAGGACTCAAGATCAGAATAGTTTGATGTGGCCGATACTCGATGATATTGCCAGGCAGGTTGAATGGCACGGCATGAAATTGAGCAAGGAGGATTGGAAGGAACTGCTCACGGCCTCGTTGCGCAAACAGCGTGCAGTCCCAGGGATAGACGGCGGATTCGTGATTATCGGCGCCAGTACACGCACGATGGACAAACAAACGTTTTCCATGCTGATTGAGTTAATCTACGCATTCGGCGCGGAGCATGGCGTAAAATTCAGGACGGATAGATCGGAGATTGGTGCATGAACAAAAAATGCGGCGACAATCTAATCATCGGGCGCACGCGGATCGTTCTCGAATCTGCGCCCATCCCGCTGACAATTGAACAGATAGCCGCACGAGTGAAAGTGGCGACAGGCGGCGACAGAGTTATCAGAGCGCTGCGGCATCTGTCCGAGCTCGGGCAGGCGCTGGAAACGGATGATGGCCTGTGGGTGCGCGCAAATGGCAGTTGATCCGATAAAGCGCAAAGCCGGCCTCGCAGCAAAACGGGCCAGTCCATGGCGCCACATGCCGGTATGCACGGACAAAGGGCGCGCATCGTCGGAGCGATACAGGGCCGAGGATGAGCGGAGAGAGGCGGAGCGTAAAAATCGAGGGCAACAAGATGAGCACTGACGAAACTGGTTTCGGCCGCTGCCTGGTCGTGGATGGCGTGAGCTATCCGGCGGCAATGAAGTTCAAGTGGGAGAATTTCGCGCCGAGGCGCATCGGCTATGAGTTCAACGAGGCCGGCCAGGCGCTGTATGTGACGCCGGGCGGCGGGCGGGCGACGGCGGCGCAGATTGAGGCGGGCGCGCGATAGATGCGCAAATGCCGCCACAAACCATGTCGCAAGGAGCTGCCGAAACTGGCCGCAAGCGACGGCTACCAGCGCGCAGGATTCTGCGGAGTGGAGTGCATGGCAGCGCATGGTCTGGCGACGGCAAAGGCGCAGCAGGCCAAGCAGCGCCGGAAATCGACACGGGAGGCGAGGGAGCGCATCAAAAGCCGCGCCGACTGGCTCAGGGAGGCGCAGGCGGCGTTTAACCGGTACATCAGGCTCAGAGATGCCAGTCTGCCGTGTATATCGTGCGGTAGGCATCACCAGGGGCAGTACCATGCGGGCCATTACCGCTCCGTGAAAGCCGCGCCGCAGCTCCGCTACAACGAGGCCAACTGTGCAAAACAGTGCATGCCCTGTAACTCGCATTTGTCAGGAAACGTGGTTGAGTACCGGGTAAACCTAGTCCGACGAATCGGGCAAGAGGCAGTCGAGGCACTAGAAAACGATAACCGGATCGTGCGGTGGACGATTGAGGACGCCAAACGAATCAGGGCCGAGTACATGAAAAAGGCGAAGGAACTGGAAAATGGCAGCACATAACCCAGGCGACAACCTCCTGATGGGTCGCATCCGCATAGCGCTGGAATCAGCCGGCGGACCTCTGGCTATTGCGCATATCGCGGCGCGGGCCAGATACACGCGGGAGCGTACATTTTTTGGGCTGGCGTATCTGCGGGATGCTGGCGAGGTGGCCGAGGTTGAGTCTGGCATGTGGGATTTGGCGAAAAGGGCGAGATGATGGCCGGATTGCCGAGACAGTGCAGCTCATGCGGTGGTTTTGATGTCGCCGGACATCGATGCCCGACTGGATTGCGCGATAGATCAATAGATCGCCAGCAGAAACGCATCGAGAGGGTCTACGAGATCCATTGCTGTTTCTGTGGGGTCACTACCCGCATGTTCGATACGCGGGAAGCGGCGATGAAATTTTGGAACGCACGAGAGGCGAAACCATGCAACAGCTCAACATAGACGATGCGTTTATGGCCGGACTGAACATCCTCTTCCCGATGCGGCAGCAGCTTGATACCGCAACCCATAGCGGCGGCGAGTTACGCCCGCCGACGCTCTACGACTGGGAGCGGGCCGAGCTGACGTATCACGGGGCGGCCATGACTGCGCCCTACAACAGCGATGCGCACATGTTTGCCTGCTATCTGCGGGATACGGCGCAAGACATGCAGGACTATTTGAGGGGTTGAGGGATTCAGCACTCAAGGAACTACGATGGACACAGGCCGAACTGGCGCGCCGGGTCGCTGTGGCAGATTAGGGCGGGCGGGCTGGTTGCAAATCCATCGCCCAGCAAATAGACTGGCGGAATGAGTCTGACGCCTAAGCAGGAACAATTCTGCCAATTATATCTGGAGACAGGTAACGCAAGCGATGCGTACCGGCAGGTATACGGCTCAAAGGCAAAGCCTGGCGTCGTTCACGTTAAGGCGTCAGAACTTCTTTCTCACGGTAAGGTTTCGGTAAGGGTGCAAGAATTGCGCCAACAACTGGCAAAAGCGGCCCTCTGGAGCCGCGAGCAGTCAGTCAGGGTGCTGGCCGATATTGCAATAGGGGATGAGGAGGCGAAGCCAGGAGACCGCATAGGCGCTGTCAGAGAGCTTAACCGGATGCACGGGTGGGATGGTGGGTCAGATAGGCCGCCACAAGCGCCTGTCACTGTCACGGTGACCCGCGCAAAATGAGTCTGCCGCTTCTCGAATATCAAGAGCGGTTCGCGTTCAGTAGCGCAAGATTCCCCTCAATCATCGCGGGGTTGGGCAGCGGCAAAACTAGAGCAGGGACAGCCCGCGCGCTTATCAAAATGGCGCAGAACCCCGGCGACAATATCGGTATCTTCCTGCCCACGTACGATTTGCTCAAGCTCCGCGCTATGCCGGGCATGATGGAGGATTTAGAGATGTGCGGGATTGACTACAGGGTAAACAAATCTGATTTCCGCATCGATGTTCCTAGCCTTGGATTTATTATCTTTCGCAGCTATGACCGCCCAGAACGGATTGTTTCGTTCGAGGTGGCCCACTCCATTGTCGATGAGATTGATACGATTAAGCGCGACCAGGCGAAATTAGTGTGGCGGAAAATCACCGAGCGCACCCGGCAAAAGACAAATGGCGACAATTCCATTGCGTTGATTACCACGCCCGATCAGGGGTTCAGCGGGTTCGCGTATCAGCACGTTGTGACAAATGACAGCCCGCATCACGACACCATCAAAGCAAAAACCACAGACAACCCGTTCCTCCCTGCTGGCTATGTTGAGCAAATCCGCAGCAACTACGATCCAATCCTCGCCGAGATGTATATCAACGGCGAGTTTGTATCACTCACGCAAAACAAGGTCTATCATTTTTTTGACCGGCAAAAGCACCACACGCCGAGGGTTATCACCGATCAGGATACCGTTCTGCACATCGGTTTAGACTTCAACATCGGCGGCTGTTGCGCGGTGGTGTTTGCGATTGATGCCGGCCAACCTGTGGCGGTGGATGAGTTCGTATCTCACGATACGGCAGACGTGATAAATAACGTCCATTCCCGTTACCCGGGCAAGCGCTGCATTATCTACCCAGATGCAAGCGGCAGGGCGGGCAGGACGAATGCCAGCGAATCAGACATTGCCATGATAGAGCGGGCCGGGCTGATGGTTGACGCGCCGAAAGCTAACCCGGCAATCAGGGACAGGATTAACTCAGTCAATGGCCTGCTGGCCCACAACAGGCTGCTGGTCAACACCGACAAATGCCCGCAGCTCACCTTTGCGCTTGAGTCGCAGGGCTACACAGACAAAGGCGAGCCGGAGAAATACAACGATCATCCTTCATTGGATGATTTTGTAGACAGCCTTGGCTACATGATCCACCAGAGATACGCCATCAACCGGGACATGATATTCACCGGCATCGAAAGCGCGAACTGACTTAACAACAGAGAGGACACAATAATGAAATACATTATCTTCGCAATCATGGCAGCATCCATGCTGCTCCCAGCCTATGCTGACACCACCGAAACCATCGGCACTGTTCGCGGTCTGAGCGGCAGCATCATGGTAATGACGAACGGCAAGCAATACCCGACCTATGGTGTATATGCCGCTGATAAGAACCGCATCAGCAAAACCCTTGTCATGATGGATAATGGCGACGTGGAGAAATTGATCGTGGTGCTGCAACAGGCTATTGCCGAGAAGTGAATACGTGGCCGCCAGCCTCAAAACTGGCGGCTTTCCAAGACCATAAAACTATGCTAGCCTTCCGGTAATTATTCGCGGGGGCGGGCCATGGCTATTGATTTTCAGCATCCAGAGTATAAGTCGAATATCGACCGCTGGAAACTATGTGACGATATTTGCAGCTCGAAGAACGTCGAGCAATGCCTCCTCCCGCTGAATCCCAGCGACAAATCAGCATCCAACCGAATCAGAAATGAGCAATACCGGGAACGGGCTGTTTTCTACCCTGTCGCCGGTCATACGCTCAATGGGCTAGTTGGCCTGATGTTCGCCAAAGACCCGCAAATCACGCTCCCAAAACCACTTGAGTACATGCTGAATGATGTTGATGGCTCTGGCGTATCCATCTATCAGCAGATGCAGGACGCATCAGGAGACGTGTTGAGCACCGGCCGTGGCGGACTGTTCGTATCGTACCCAAAGACAGAGGGCGCCGTCTCAAAGGCTCAGATGGAGCAGGGCGGCTATGTCGCCACTATCCACGAGATTGACGCCGAGCAGGTGATTAACTGGCGCACATCAAAGGTCGGCGCTAAGGTCGTGTTATCCCTGGTGGTCATTGCAGAGACGGTGGAAGAAGTCGAGGATGACGGCTATACGGTCAAAGAGGTCAGGCAACTACGCGAGCTGGCGCTAGAAGGCGGCGTTTTCATTGTGCGCGAATGGCGAAAGGCGCGTGATGGCGAATGGGCGATTCACTCCGGGCACATGCCTACCGATTCACGCGGCCAGACATGGAAGGAGATCCCGTTCACCTTCATCGGTTCACAATCTAATTCTACGCATGTAGATGGATCGCCAATGTATCCACTGTGCGAGGTCAACAAGGCGCACTACCGGAACTCAGCAGACTATGAGGACTCCGTGTGGTATGTCGGCCAGGCCCAGCCGTGGGCGAGCGGCCTGTCTCAGTCTCACATCGACCTGATGAAGAAAAACAACATGTATGTCGGCTCTCGAACCATGATGGCCGTTCCATCAGGCGAAACATTCGGGTTTGCCTCAGCTCCGCCAAATAGCATGGTCAAAGAAGCGATGAACGACAAACTTGAAATGATGATTGGCATGGGCGCGCGTTTCATCCGTGACAGCGGCCAAGTGAAGACAGCAACGGAAGCGGCAGGAGACAGTCGCAGCAAATACAGCGGTCTTGCAATGGTAAGTGCCAATATCAGCGAGGCATATACTCGGGCGCTGCAATGGGCTATGCAATACATGGGCGCGACTGGCGAGGCATCAGTGCAAACGTCGATGGATTTTGTGTCGCCTACTGCTACCGCGCAGGATATTCAAGCCATGGTGGCAGGGTTCATCCAAGGCGCAATTCCTGTTGGGGACTATTTCCGCTGGCTCAAGAAAGTTGATTTGACCGACAGCGAGAAAACGCTAGAAGAATTCCAGGAGGAAATTGGCAAGGTTGATATGCCTGACTTTGAGGGTGCTGCCGTAAGTGACTGACAAAAACATCCTAGAATTCAAGCCGCGCCGCTTTGATCCTGTGTGGGAGTGCGCGTGCGGGCATCAGCGATTCTACGTGCTGGAATCGATGCGGCTTGAGTGTGGTTCATGCGGGAGATTGAACGAAACATTGTTTGTAACAGACGAGCCGCCTAAGAATGCCTGAGCAAGCGCTTATAACCATAAGTACACGGCACCAGAGCCATTACGAGCGCCTGAAATCTGCCGAGGTCAAGAAGTTCGACGTTTTCCTCGTCCAGATGGAAAAGGACATCAGAAATAAACTGACCAGCGTAGATATTACAGACTTCACCCGCTCACGCCTTGAACGCCAGCTTGTGCAGATTGATACCCTGATTCGCAGATCGTTCAAGGAATACAAGGCGGTATGGCGTGAATCAATCCTAAGCGCCGCAGAATATGAAGCTGGTTTCGAGATTCGTTCATTGGGGCAAGTGGTTGATGGCGTGAACTTCGCCATGCCTTCTGATAGCCAAATTACCGCAGCCGTATTCAATACACCGCTTGGTGATATTGGTGGCTCTGCTGGCGGCTCGCTGCTGGAGCCGTGGCTTGATGATATGACGGCAACCGAGATTAAGCGCGTACAGGGCGCTATCAGGATGGGCTACGCGCAGGGCGAGACCACCGGGGACATTGTACGCAGGATTCGCGGCACGAAGGCATCAGGCTACTCTGACGGCGTGCTGGCCATTACCAAACGCAATGCCGAGACGGTGGCCAGGACTGCGCTACAACACGCGGCGCAGCAGGCGCGTGGTGAGGTGTGGAAGGCGAATGATTCGGTGATTAAGCGCCGGAAAATAGTCGCAACGCTCGACAGCGTAACGAGCGCGATTTGCAGATCGCTTGACGGCCAAGAGTTCCCGCTTGATAAAGGGCCTGTCCCTCCGTTCCACCCGAACTGTAGAACTGGAGAGGTCGCAGTATTGGACGACAAATACAAAGAGCTAAGCCGTGGTCGCACCCGATCAGAGCGTGACCCTGAGACCGGCAAAGTAGGAAAGGTTAGTGCAGACCAAGCATATTACAGCTGGCTTAAAACACAGCCAGCAGATGTCCAAAATAGTATAATTGGCCCAACAAGAGGTAAACTATTGCGCAATGGCGGCATCAGCTCTCAGCGTTTTGCAGAATTACAGATGGGTAAGAACTTTCAACCTTTGAAAACGATTGAAAGAGACGGGAAACTAATAACGCCACTCCAGCAGATGCGCGAGATGGAGCCAACCGCTTTTATGAAAGCAGGACTTTAACCAAGGAGACGCACATGTCGGAAGAGAACCAGGAACAGCAGCAAGAGCAGAAATCCATCGGCCCGGCGCAGCTCGCCGCGCTACAGGAATCCATTCGCAAGCTGGAGGAAAAGAACCGCGAACTCATCGCGGAAAAGGGCGAGGCCAAGAGCGCAGCGCAGAAGGCTGCCGAGGAGGCGGCCAGGAAGTCCGGCGACATTGAGGCGCTGGAGAAATCATGGCAGCAAAAGATGGATGCCGCTATTAAGGAGCGCGACGATAAGTTGCAGTCGTATCAGGTCACCATCAGCCAGATGACGGCTGGGCAGGCAGCTAGCAAACTTTCCGCAGAGATATCGATCCCTGGAAGCGCCGATGTACTCATGCCGCACATTGAGCGACGCCTGAAAACGGAAATCACCGCAGATGGCGCGGTTGTTCGCGTGCTGGACAAGGCCGGCAAGCCGTCCGCCATGTCGGTCGATGACCTGAAAAAGGAAATCATGGAAGATAAGGCGTTCGCGCCGCTCATTATCGGCAGCATGGCGAATGGCGCAGGATCTCCCGGCGGCAAAGGCGACGCAGGCGCAAAGACCATGCAGCGCGCAGCTTTCGATAAGATGCCGCCCGCGGATCAAATGAAATACATCAAGGAAGGCGGCAAAGTCGCGGACTAGTTGACACGCACCAAAAACACGCTAATATCGCAGGTATCGACTCAGACCTGCCAGCGGCGGCAATGACTCAGGGCCGCGCCCAAATGTATCAACAGGGGCGCGGCTTTTTCATGTTGGCCCCTAAATCGACCACTTAGAGGGCTAACAAATGGCTGAGAACACCATCACCGGGCTTGTGCCCGACATCTACGAGGCGCTTGATGTCGTCTCTCGTGAGCTGACCGGCTTCATCTCGGCAGTGACCATGAGCGCATCTTCCCAGCGTGCCGCGCTGAACCAAACCATCCGCGTTGACGTTGAACCCGCCTCTGGCGCTGGCTCCACCATCACCCCGGCAATGACCGTTCCTGAACCGACCGGCGAGACCTCCGGCTACACTGACATCACCATCAGCAATGCCAAGGCATACGAGTTCGGTTTCATCGGCGAAGACATTCAGGGCCTGAACACCGGTCCCGGTTATGGCAATGTCCGCGCAAACAAAATCGCCCAGCGTATCCGTCGTCTGGTGAATGATGTTGAGGCCGATCTTGCCGCCCTGCATAAAACCACCTCCCGCGCCTATGGCACTGCCGGCACCACGCCGTTTGCTACGGCTGCCGACTTCACCGACGCCTCGTTCACCAAGAAGATCCTCCTGGATAACGGCGCCCCTGAGTTCGACAACCACCTGATCATGAACACCTCCGCAGGTGCTACCCTGATCGGCAAACAGGCCGCTGCTAACGTGGCCGGCACCGACTCCATCCAGCGTCAGGGCATCCTGCTCCCGCTGGCTGGTCTCGATCTTCGCCAGTCTGCCCAGGTAGTGGATTTCACCAAGAGCGCGATGGCATCGGCTACCACCACTGCTGCTGCTTTGACTGTCGGCCAGACCGTCATTCCTCTGGCAACCGCTGGCACTGGCGTTGTGGCCGCTGGCGACATCATCACCATCGCCAACGATACCAACAAGTACGTTGTCGCCTCCGTGTCGTTCGCTGGTGCTAACCCCGCTTCCGGCGACACCATCACCATTGGCGCTCCGGGCATTCGTAAGGCTCAGGCATCCGCCGCTTACGCTATCACTGTAGTAGCAAACTCTGCCCGCAACATGGCGTTCAATCGCTCTGCTATCGTGCTGGCTGCCCGCGCTCCGGCCCGCCCGGAAGAAGGCGACATGGCGGAAGATGTGATGATGGTCACTGACCCGCGCTCCGGTCTGACGTTCGAATTCTCAATGTACAAGGGCTATCGCAAAGTGCGATATGAAGTAGCCTTGGCATGGGGCGTGAAGAACATCAAGCCGGAACACACCGCCATTCTGCTTGGCTAGCGCCTCGCCGCTGCCCATTCTTTGAGTGGGCAGTCTTGATGGTATTGCCTGGAGGTGATCATGACTACCATTAAAATCAAACCGTCCCACCCGTCGCAGGGTGATTTCGTTGTGATCGAAGAATCTGAGTTCGACAGCGGTAACCACGAGCTGTATGAAGATGGCGAACAGAAGCGGCGCGGGCGGCAAAAGAAGGCCCGCGCGCAAGATGCCGAGGGCGCAGGCGAGTAGCCGTGCCAATTGGCTCTGCATCGGAGATTATGACCCTCATACACGAGGGCAAGGGGTTTTCGCTATCTCCGGTGCTAACAGTTGCAATCGCAGGAACACCAACATTTGTAGGGTATCCAGACGGGATAAACGTTCATTTCCATGACATGGCGCTCGATGCGGATGCGGGGCCAATACTGATTGAATTTATCGAAAATCCAACGGTTCCCGTTCAGGGAACGTTGGCCGAAGTGTATAACCGGCGCAGGGATTCGTCGAACAGCGCAAGAATGAAGGTATACCAGGGAGCGACCGTTACAGGCGGAACTGTTCTTTTCTCGAAGGTTATGTACGGATCATCTGCCGGAATTAACTCGGAAGCGAAGGAAGGCGTTATTCGCGGGGAGTGGGATCTAGCGCCAGGATCTGTTTATGCGATTCGTCTCACAAATCAATCTGGGCAGGAAATATCAATATCTGCTGACATGCATTTTTACGAGGACGAGATTTAGGAATGGCGCTAATAATCGAGGATGGCAGCATTGTAACAGGCGCTGACAGCTGGGTTACCCGTGCTGAGTTCATCGCTTACGCGCTGGCACGCGGCGTTACCGTCGCCGATGAAGATGCGACAGATGTGTATCTGGTGAAGGCTGCCGCGTTCATTGATGACCATGAAGCTAATCTGAAAGGGTGGCGCGTAGAGCGTGACCAGCCGCTGAGCTTCCCTCGTGGAGATTTGTATATTGAGGATTGGTACTGGCTGCCCACCGAAATCCCGCGGCAGGTGAAACTATGCCAGATGGCCTATGCGCTGGACCTGAAATCCGGGGTTGATATTTACAACCCGCCTCAGAATCCCGGATTGATTGCAAAATCCAAGCGAGTCGAAGGCGCTGTATCGGTCAGCTATGCAGTGAGCGACACATCGCCGCAGAAACTCGGCAGAACAAGCACAGGCGAGGCTCTATTAGCCTCTCTGCTAAACGCTAATGGCATGTCAGTTATCCAGTTGGTGCGCGCGTGAGCTTTTACGATGACATGGCCGCAACAGCTCTTGAGCTGCTTACTGAGTTCGGGCAGTCGGTCACATTATCACGCGAAACGGGCGGTAGCATCGATCCCGTAACGGGAGTCGCTACTGCCGGAACTGATGCTAGCGTAATCACCACGGGACTCATTAAGCAGTACTCGGCAAAGATGATTGATGGAACACGCATCCTTGCCAGCGACCGCGAATTGGTGTTGAGTAATGAGCAAGTTCCGCTGCCGTCTGACAAGCCGGTTATCGGCGGTGAAGAATGGGCAATCATAGACATTAAAACAGTATCGCCGGCCGGAACTGATGTTTGCTACTTCTGCCAGGTCAGGCGATGAGCTGGACCGATGACCTGCAAAAGCTATGCACGAAAGGCGGGCACGACCTTGGCGAACTAGCGAAGGCCATTAAGATTGAGGCATTCTCAGGCATTGTGAGTGATACACGAGTTGCAGACCCGTCAACATGGAAGAATCCTGTACCGGGATATGTTGGAGGCAGGCTAAGGGGTAATTGGCAAATACAGGAAAACACTCAGGCATCTGGCGAGCTGGAAAGAACAGACCCGTCAGGCGCTGCCGTTACATCTGAGGTAAACGCAAAATCAACAGAAGACGGGCTTACCTACTTCGTCAATAACCTGCCATACGCAGCAGTGTACGAAGAGAAAGACGGAATGGTTCAGCGTAACGTTGAGCGAGTGAAAGCAGGTATTAAACTGATGGCCGATAAACTGAGGTAACTGAAATGGCATTGACAACTTCTATCCTGACTAAAGTAAGCGCAACACAAACCTCTGCCAGCGACCTTGGCACGGCGAAATTTCCCGTTGAATACAGCTCTGTCACAAGTCTCGGCAATGGCACCGCAAGCAGTCCTGAGAGGCGCTTTCTATTTGCTAGCAGTTATCGTCGGGTTAATTGGATGGGCAGCATGCGTGGGGCGCATAAATGAGCGCCATCGACCAAGCATTTATATCAACCATCCTAGATGGCGGGCTTGGTATCGACATCGTTCACGAAAACGGACTGTACTCAACATGGAGCGGAACGGCATACGCGCACACAGCCGGGGTTTATACGCCTGATGCGAACCGTGAGCATTGCGAGATAAGGAACTTCCCTGCTGACCGTGTGCCGTACAGCCTGAACCATAGCGATGCAGAGGTTGGGTTCTTCCAAATCATACTGAAATATCCGGCTGACATTGGAGCGTACACGATTAAGTCAAAAGCTGAAGATGTGCTCGCGTTATTCGTGCCAGGAACTCCGATTGAATACAACGGGCAAACTATTAACATTGAATCAAAACGCCGAGATGGCGGCAGGATTGAAGGTGGTTTTTATCAAATAGTTGTGCGGATTTCATACCGCGCATTTGTTCCACGATAAGAGAGGGTTGAAAAATGGTTGATGTGACTATTAACACCGGAACCACTGTAGGCATGTCGGCCACGCTGCCGACCACCTATGACGATAACGCGACCACTGGTTACGCGTCACTTACGTTCACTGGCATCGGCGAAATCGTTGATGTTGGCGAGATTGCAAAGACATGGGCGGCAGTAACACATCAAGCCGTTACCCGCGCATATCCGCAGAAACTCAAGGATACCTACGACATCCCTGACGTGCCGCTGACTCTTGGCCGCGTATCTTCCGACACTGGCCAGGCGCTATTGCAGACTGCGCTGGCGTCCTCTGCAAGCTACGCCTTTGAGGTAACGCTTCCGTCTGGCGATGTTGCCAACTTCACAGGCAAGGTCATGAAAGCGGGCATTGGCGCGATTGCATCAGGCGCGGTTAGCTCTACCACCGTAACCCTGGCGATCGATCCCGAAACCCTGTTCGAGGCATAAACGCATGGACCTGAGCAAATTTAACGTATCGAAGCAGGCGGAGCAGGGCGCATGGTGCGAGCTGGAGAATCCCGCTACTGGCGAAGCGCTCACTGACGACGATAGTCGGCCGGTAGCTATCAAGGTTCTTGGCGTGGACAGCAAGGCGTGGCGCGAAAAGAACCGTGAGTTTCAGCGCAAGCGCTTCCATAAAATGAGGCGCACCAAGTCCAAAAACATCGACCACACCATGAGTGATGAAGACACCTGCGAGCTGCTGGCCGAATGCACTGTCGAATGGACGGGCCTCGTTGAAGACGGGGAGGCGATCGCTTTCACAAAAGAGGCGGCGTTCGACCTGTTCATGAAATATCCATGGATTCGTGAGCAGGTTGATGTCTTTATCGGAGACCGGGCAAATTTTTTTCCGAGTGCCTAGAGGTTGCTGAACTGTATGTCAGGCAGCTTGCATGGCTAAACGCAACACCTAAAGGCGCGAAGAAATCCAGACGGGCGCAGTTAGAGATAGCGGCAGAGTCGCAAGGATGCGACCCCGATTACCAATTGCCAGACTTGGGGGAGGCTGTTTACTTCACCTCTCTACTGTTTGAGATAGGCGAGGCTAGGCTAAGCGGCGAAAGGATAGCATCCCTATCGTGGGAAGAGTTAAGAGCGTGGATGGACGTTACAGGCTCTGATATAAGCCCTGGAACAGCTGAGTCGCTGAGGCATTTATCGACTTGCTATGTGTCTCAGTATTACGAATCAATCGACCCAGGCTGCACGTCTCCTCATATCGAGACACCGCCAAACAGAGAGCAGGTAGAGGGAAAAATGAAATCACTGTTTGCCATGCTGAGGAAATAAGATGGTTGATTTAGTCAATATCGGTCTTGCTGTTGATTCCAGCCAAGTTAAGGAAGGCAGGCAGGAGCTGGACAAATTCGGCAATCAGGCAAAAAAGACAGAGAAAGCAACCGACAAATTACTTTCGGCTTTCAAAAAATACGCCTCTTTGGCTGCTGTTTATGTTGCTGTATGGAAGGTCATTGACGCTCACAGAGAGTTTTCAAAAGCGGTTAGTGAGCTTTCGTCCATAACAGGCGCAACAGGCCAAGACTTGAAATTCTACCGCGAACAGGCGCTACAGATGGGCGCGTCTACTACGTTCATGGCGTCAGAGGTTGTGCAGGCGTTTAAGTTGGTTGCGTCTGCCAAGCCGGAACTTTTGGCTAGTCGGGATGCTCTAGCTCAAGTGACCCGCGAAGTTTTAACGCTTGCCGAGGCATCAGGAATGCAATTGCCTGATGCTGCAACGGCTCTTGCTGGCTCGCTCAATCAGTTTGGCGCAGGCGCAGAGCAGGCTAGTAGGTATATAAACGTCTTAGCGGCCGGCGCAAAATTCGGATCGTCAGAAATAAATGAGACCGCCGAAGCAATGAAAAATGCGGGTGCCGTAGCGGCATCGATGAGCTTGTCTTTTGAGGAAACAAACGCAGCAATACAGGCGCTTTCTGCAAACTCGCTCAAAGGCGCCGAGGCTGGAACAGGCCTGCGCGGAGTTCTGCTAAAGCTCGCTAAGGATGGGCGCGACGAGTTCAATCCCGAGATTGTCGGCCTTGAGAGAGCCCTTCTTAATCTGCGCGATGCAAACCTTACGACTACCGAGAAAATGGATCTTTTCGGACAGGAATCTATCACAGCCGCCACTGCGCTCATTGAGCAGGCCGATAAAGTAGGTGAGCTTACGCGGGCGCTTACCGGCACGTCTACGGCATATGAGCAGGCGCGAATCAATACCAATAACCTCGACGGCGATATCAAAGCCATGGGATCATCTTGGGAGCGCGTGGCACTGATACTTGGGAACACGTTCGATCCTGCACTAAGGTTTACGGCTCAGTCATTGACCTGGGCTGGTAAAGTCGCCGCAACAGCTTCAGAAGAAGTCGGAGACCTTGGCGACATGCTGGGAGCTTATGCCGCAATCGCAGTTGCTGTGTCAACGCTTGATTGGCAATCCGTTGAAACGGTGCTTGCCGCGAGAAGGGAACAGCGCAAAGAAGCTGATGCGCGCATATCAAAGATATGGGAAGAGAAGGACGCCGTAGAGAAAAAGGCCGAGTCAGAAGTAAAAGCCGCAGAAACAATAAAACAGGTCGAAGAAGAGCGAAAAGCAAGGGAATACGCCGCGGCAGCATCATCTGCGCCAGCGAAGATTAGCGATGATGATCGAGAAAAGCTTGAGCGCCAACTTGATATGATGCGCAAGCATTACGCAGACGATCAAGAATTAGCTCTTATCGCATACCAAGAAAAGCAGGCAAAGCTCGCTGAGCTTGAAGAGTACGGAATCGTCTCAGAGGAAGAGGCGCGACAGCTCGCCTTTGAGGCTCAGTGGGAATTCGAAGAAAAGATGCTCAAGATCGAGGAGGATGCCGCGAACGCAAGAATATCGATCAAAGAGCAAGAAATGCGCGCAAAGCAACAGGCGGAACAATCTTTCTGGAGTAGCGCGATCGGCCTTATGTCGTCCGGATCAAAACAGATGTTTGAGATCGGGAAGGCCGCGGCAATATCGCGCGCAGTTATCGATGGATACTCCGCTGCTATTGCCGCATGGGACGCTGGCATGTCAACTGGCGGGCCGTGGGCGCCGCTTGTTGCGGCAGGGTATGCCTCCGCATCACTACTAAAGACCGGGTCAATGATTGGCTCTTTGCAGTCAGCGTCATACGGCGGCGGTGGTGGCGTAAGCGTCGGAAGCGGAGGGGCTGTGAATATTGGCGCAGACTTCAACGGCGGCGCAGGGCCAGCCGGACAGCCTATGCGGCAGGAAGAAAAGCCGGCGGCAAAAGAGGTTCGCGTCACTTTCGAAGGTGAATCAATCCACTCCAACGCTATGCGTAAATTCGCCGCAGATCTTGGAGAGACGCTGCGAGATATGGGCAGCGACGTTGATCTGGTGCTGTCATGACCGTTATAGTCCTGTCAGGCGCCCAACAGGGAAATGGCCGCATCGGCTACCACAACCTATTCACGGATTCAGGAGTGACTGTAGCGGCCTCTGACGAGGTCTCAGGATATGAGAAGGAAAACGCCTATGACTGGAAACAGTACGATTGGTGGAAGCAGTCGGCGGCCGGCACAAGCTGGCTACGCGCGTCCTTCGCGTCTGCTGCCTCTGCTGATTACATGTGCGTCTTCGGGCACAATCTCCATGGTGTTGGAGGCAGCGTAAAACCGCAGTATTCGACAGATGGCGGCTCCACGTGGAACGATGCAGCAACTGCTACAGCTCCTGCAAACGGGAACACTATTTTTATCGGTTTCGATTCTGTCTCTGCTGCGGACTGGAGGTGTCTTGTTGTCACATCAACAGGGCAATCGATCATTGCCGGCGTCATGATAGGTGAGGCCATGGTATTTGAGCGAGACATTACAGCCGGCTTCGCGCCTCCGTCGCTGTCGCCTGACATTGAGAGCAAAACGGCGATGTCTGAACTTGGCGTCAACCTGGGCGTGTCCAATCTTAGAACAGGCGTAAGCGGCACCATTTCCCTATCAAACATTTCTGCGGCATGGGTGCGCGAATCATGGCAGGGGCTGATTGATCACCTCAATAACGGCTATCCGTGCGCGTTCGCATGGGACTACCTAAACCGGCCATCTGAGACCGTGCTGATATGGAAGAAAGACAAGGTCGGGAAGCCCGCATACTCTACGCCGAACTACATGACGGCAACGCTGGATTATGAGGGCATGCTGTGAGTTACGATTCAGAGAAAGACAAGCTAGGCAAAGAGCCGTTTGTCGTTGTCGGTCTCGTGCTGGACAAATGCAGCCTGACCGCTGGCGGCTTTCCGTGTACCGCTACGGAGACGGGCGACGATAAATGCTATAACACCTATCCAACCTGCAACGATACGCCCAACTACACGCGCACCACCCAGGAATATCTGTATTGCCAGCCGCGTAGCAATCTGCCTGTTGGTATCAATATGATTCCGGCGCTCGATGGAACTCCGGAGAAGTCACCAACTTCCATAACCGCTGGCAAGGGGCTTGGAAACCGCGCCGTGGTGCGTGTTGGCATTAAGGATTTTCCGCACCATGACCGAGGTGAAGATCCGTACTGGAACGAGCGCACCTATGATGCCGAATCGCTCGGCACATATTGGGGGAAAAAGCTGCGCCGCAATCCGTATTACGAAGGCCGCACAATCAAGGTATATCACGGATATCTGACCACTCCTTTTTCGTGGGACAATTTCACCGTCGAAGAATACGATATCCAAGACATATCAGGCCCGACGCGCGGCAAGGTGTCTATCACAGGAAAGGACGCGCTTGTCCGCACCTACGGCGAGAAGCAAAAATACCCGGCATTGAGTAACGGAAGGCTGTCCGCTGATATTACCGCGAGCGCCGCATCAGCTACGCTCCTGCCTGCGGGGATCGGAAACAGCGAATACCCGGCATCCGGTTATGTATCAATCGGCAAAGAGGTTAAATCGTTTACGCGCTCAGGCGACGTGCTGACATTCACCGGGCATGGGCAATACGGAACAGAGGACAAAGCGCACGAGGAAGGCGATACCGCGCAACTGTGCGTGACGTGGACGAATACAAATGCAGTCGATGCGCTCTACCAGGTGCTGAGTACTGGCGCCGGGTTCCCTAGCGCCTATCTGCCCTATGACAATGGCGCAACTGGAATAGATAAGAGCTGGGACATTGAAAAGAGCCAATGGATGTCATCGGCTGTATTGTCTGGAATCCTAATGAAGCCGGAGGATATAGACAAACTGATTGCCGAATGGTCTGAGCAGTTCATGTTCGATATCTGGTGGAGCGCGACAGATCAAGAGGTGCAGATTAAGGCTCTTTCCCCTGAACCGCCAGGCGTAACACTCAGCACGCTGACCGAAGGCTATCACATCGCCAAGGATTCGCTGAAAATCAAACGTGATTCTAAGAAGCGTTTCACCGAGATTCAGGTCTGGTATAACAAAATTGACTACTCTGAAAAGGATGAGATAGAGAATTTCGCGCAGACTCAATTATCTGTAGACCTGTCGCGCTCCGGCGAGGACAGATACGGAAGCAGCTCAATTAAGGTCATATTGTCGCGCTGGATTTCTGACGCCGCCCAAGCGTCTCAATTGGCGGGCAGGCTTCTTGCCAGGTTTTCTGACACGCCTGAAATTGTTGAATTCGAGATTTACGCCAAGGACGACGCAAAGATAGGCATGGGTGTGCGCGTTGAATTGGACTCATGGCAATTCCAAGATTTCAGCGGATCGAATGATCCGCGCAAATATCAGGTTCTGGAAATAGACGAGATTGATCCTGGTCACAAGCTGAAAGTGAAGGCGCTTACTTCGTCATTCACAGGGCGGTATTGGTTTATTGCCCCGGATGGAACGCCTGATTATTCGAGCGCGACTGATGAGCAGCGCGAAAAATACGGCTTTATCTGCTACGATACTGGCGTATTCCTTGATGGAGAAAAGGCGTACAAAATAATATGAAAATCGACGACACAATAATCATCCCATGCCCGCTTGCTGGATTTGCGTTGCGCAGAGCCGCGCATTGCCTGAAATGCGATCACTATCTCGGGATGGCAAGGGCCACAGTGAATGGCGTTCCTGTAGAGACCGAAAGCGTAGATGACTACCACGTGATTTGCGGCAAGCCAATCACGCGGAGAATGCAGAGGATAGTTGAATGACGTCATATACAGCAATCCCTGACAGCGACATCGATCCAGAGTCGCCAGGTACAACAACGTTATTTACGCGGTTTCGCGACAATCCGATAGCGATGTTTGAAAAAGCTGCCGGCGCTCCTGTGCTTGCAGATGGATATGTCGTTGAGGCGATGGTGGGGAGCGGGGCCATCAGTCGCGCTAAATTGAAATCCACAACGGCTAGCCAGTCGGTGAGTGTGCCCGCTGAAGGCGTCGCTAACATATCGGCAGCGGGGGGGGATTACACTTTCGGTTGGTTCCCTGGAAATGGTGCCTCTGAAGAAATTACCACTCGGCCGCTAGCTGGTACATACGGGACGGTTGTTAGATTTGCTAATTCAGATTCTCTTTCCTCAAGAACCGCCTACCTCTACAGCCGCTACATCCAGGCATCCCCCCCATACAACCTCGGCGACGGCAATATCCCCCTGTTCGTGTTCGCCGCTATCGACAACGCCGCGGGCAAAGTGATTGCCGCATCCGCAGCAGAAGACCCGCCGTGGGCGTATCATGGGCCTACTGACATCGCCGCAGACCGTTATGACGAACAGGGTAGAGGGTGGCGCGGGGATGTGGAGATAACGCAGGCCGTCAAGCAGGCTGACATGCCGCTATACCCACACCCGTGGGCGATTGATGTGATGGACGGTGATTACCGCGTCGTCATGCTCAACCCGTTTGATGAAAAAATCACCACGCTCAGCACTGGCGACATTACGACAGCTCTGCACAACGGCGCAATCAAAATCGGCGCAACGGTAACCGGGATGCATACGCCCCCCGGCGTTGATTTTGTCGAGTGGGAGATTGGAGAGCCTGACGTTATAACGCCAGAGCAGCTGCTAGCTGAGGCCCGCGCCTCCATGCGCGTCACAATGCGCCAATGTCGCCTGGCCCTGCTGAGTATCGGCAAACTGGTAGACGTGGACGCAGCCATTGCGAGCCTGGATGAGCCGCTAAAAAGCATGGCGATGATTGAGTGGGAATACGCATCTGACGTAATGCGTATTAGCCAGCTGATTGATGTGCTCGCGCCTGCTCTCGGACTGGATGCTGAGGCAGTTGATAATCTGTTCATTGTCGGGGCAAAACTATGAAATCCTACCTCTCACGCGTGCTCGCACTACTGAGCCAGATTAACCTACACTGCGAGGGCTGAACATGGCACGCGGCGTAATACAGGCAAATATCCAGAGCGCGAATGGCTATATTTCCGTAGCCGCTGGCGCATCTGTATCAATCACCGTTGCCAGTAGCGGAGCTGCCGCATCGCTCTATGATGCGCGGTCAGGCGGAAGCGCGGTATCGAATCCTGTAACGGCAGACAGCAAGGGTTTTTTCCGCGTATACGTCGATCCAGGCCGCTACAATATCAGCGCAACTCTGGCCGGCAGCACGCAGACGTTTAACGACGTCGTTGTTCTTGATGATGCGCCGGCAGCCTCAGGCATAGAATACGACAACACAGAATCAGGACTGACGGCAGAGAATGTACAAGCGGCCATCGACGAGCTCGCGGGCACTCCGGCAAGCTCCAGCAGCGCAATAACCGAAGTCACCGTCACCCCGCCAACGGATGCCAACTACACCCTGGCCGAAGCCGAGTACACAGCGGACAAGATCAACCTCGACTTGTCGAACTGGACGACTGACAAGAGCCTCATCGTCCCCGACGAGGACCGCCGGTGGACGTTCTACAATGCCTCGACCACTCGCGCGCCGACGGTTAAAACATCTGCCGGTACGGGCAAAACTGTGCCGGTGAGTTCATCCCGACTGCTCGAATGCGACGGCACGAACGTCGGCAATCCGATAACTGCGGTGTCGGAGCTGAAGCAGCTGGAGGTCGCGACGGGCAGCAGTGGCAATGTGAGTCGTCAAGTCGCGACGCTGCCGGGCAATGGGACCAGCAATGGGTATTGGTTTAAAGTAGCCACGGTACAGATGAATACAACTACATACCGCGATGTCACGGTATCGTTGCGCGTCTTGTCGAAGGCCAATTTGTCGGGCCATTTCGACGTGATGATTAACTTGAGGCAAGACACTTCGACATTCAGCCGCGCACGATCGGCTATCCGGGTGCAGTCTATGGTAGCGACGGCCACCGCATACGCGCCGATGTTTCGGGCGGTGGCCCCCGCCGATGCTCTGGGTCAGGCGGTTGATGTTTGGGTGCAGGCCTCCGCCAGTTACCAGGAATTCGTCGTCTTCGAGATAGGGAAGAGCTACATTGACACAGAGCGGGTGACCTACTACTCATCCGGCTCCTGGCAGGTCACCGAACCCACGGGCGTATTCGTGGTTAAGTCGTACTCCGGCAGCTTTGGCGGCCGCCAACTGGCTAACGTCGTGGACACCTCCGACCTCCTCGTCGACATTATCCTCCATCCTGGCGAGACGGCAATCGTCTCGTGGACCAGTCAGACGAGTAGGGCGCTACGGATTAACACCACGAACGGCGGCATATATATGATTTCCGGCGATACTGACATGGCCGGTCCCGATACTGCGATTTCGTTGACCCCGAACAACACGTCATATTCCTCTCAGTTTAACGAGTTTTTTGAACGAGTCATTGCTGGTGCAACGCCATCATCTGTAACTGCTTCCGCATCATCGATTCAGCTGGCGTACGGGCAGCGCAATGTTAATGCGCCTATGTTTTTTTCCGGCGAGGTGCATATCGGATCAACCGGGGGCGTAGCGAACGCATTGAAACGGTATACCGGTGTCTGCAAAGCGCTGGTCGCAGGTGTTAACGAGGCGCGGTACTACACGACTGAGTGGAACAATAATTCAACGATCTGGTCATCGCTCGGAACATTGAATTTTGGTAACCCCTGCTCTGGTGTTGCCACCATCAAGAGGATTTCATAAATGCCAATATACGCAAAAATAGAGGAAGGCAGTATCGCCGCCCGTGACAGTGGGTGGGACGGGTTCGACGCAGCTGCGGCCCTGGATGAGGGGTTCGAGCCGTTCGATGTACCGGATGCCGGCTGGTTGCAGATTGCCGATGGCGGCATTGTTGTTGTCGACCCGACGGACGCTATCCTCGCGGCCAAAACAAAAGAGATAGAGGCAGAGCTGGAGCTGGCTGTCGATATGCACATTGACGACGTGGCCCGCGCCCGCAGGTACGGGACCGCCACCATGTCGCCCACTGCCGCATGCCTGAGTTACAGGGACAGCGCGTTCCCCGCTTTCACTGCGGATGCGGATGCGTTCGAGGCCTGGCGTACTCAGGTATGGCTATACTGCATCGCCCAGGCTGACGCGGTTTACTCAGGGCAGCGCACGCAGCCAACCATCGAAGAGCTGATTGCCGAACTCCCCCAGATGGAGTGGCCGTCATGATCGAGCTAATCACCTACGCCGCCGCGCTCTACGTTCTGACCCTGCTAACATGGCTGTTCTACGTCGCGATCATGCACCTGCGCATCGTGAGGCATAGCCTGCACCCGTTCGCAAAATTCAACGCCTATGTGCTGCTGGCAATCGGCCTGCCGCTGGATGCGCTGACGAACATCACAATGGGCTCAATCCTGTTCCTCGAACCGCCACGCCTTGTCGGTGGCCGGTACATTGTGAACGAGGGCGAGTGGCTGCTGACTGCGCGACTGGCGCGACACAAGCGCGGGAGCTGCTGGCGCAAGAAGCTGGCTACTTGGTTGTGTGAGCATTTACTCGATCCATTTGATGAGGGGCATTGTGACTGATGCAAATTATTAACCGTCCGCTGCCGGAATACTGCTACTCGCAGAAGCCGCTGGGGAAAGTGGGTGCGATTGTCGTTCACTATTTCTCGGCGCTCTATGCCATGCCGGACAACAAATTCGCCCCGGACACATGCTACGACCTGCTCCTCGACCTCAACAGCGCCGGGGCCGAGCGCGGACTGGTTATGCCGCCAAGTAACAACCCGAGGCAGTATGCTAGCGCCCACTACATGATAGACCGGGACGGCGTGGTTTATTCGCTGGTGCCAGAGACAAAACAGGCATATCACGCTGGGGTATCAACCTGGCGTGGCCGTGACAATCTCAATGCATGGAGCATCGGCATTGAGCTTATCGCCACGCATGATAGCGGCTATACTGGCGACCAGTACGCAGCATTGAGCCACCTATGCGCAGAGCTGATGACGCATCACGGCGTGACCGTGGGTAACATTGTCGGGCATAGCGACGTGGCGCCGGGGAGGAAGAAAGACCCCGGATTGCTGTTTGATTGGGGCCGACTGAGAGCGGCGTTGACACATGTTAAAACGTAACAATAGGGCCAGCACCATGCCGGAGAAAGACCCGTTCAACTACTCGCTGATAACCTATGCGTGGGTTATTTTCCTGGCAGTGTGGGGAGGCGTCGTATCGTTCTACCGCAAGATGCGAACCGGCGCAGTACGGGCCTTCAACGTCACAGAACTTGTAGGCGAGATAGTGACAGCCGGGTTCGTCGGGGTAATCACGTTCTGGCTGTGCGAGGCTTCCGGGTTCCATCCGCTCATTACAGCCGCTTTCGTCGGTATCTCAGGCCACATGGGCAGTCGGGGTATATTCGCATTGGAGCAGCTCCTAGGAAATCGACTCGGGGTGTCTGTGCATAAGGATGGCGGGGATGCTTAATTCCTGGGTACTGCTCGCCGGCACGCTGGCAATCGCTGGCGCGTTCCTTGCTGGCGATATCCACGGCCACCGTTCCGAGGCTACCACCTGGCGCGCCAAAATCGAGCAGGCGCGGGCTGAGGCGTCGGAAGCGGCGCGCAAAACAGAGCGAGAGCAACAGGAGGTCGTGAATCATGCACTATCAGAGCAATATTGGGCGATGGCCGGTATTCGCGATGGCCTGCTTGATGATATTGAGCGGCTGCGCAACCGGCCCGAGCGTCCCACCGGAGTGCCCCAAGCCGCCAGCCCCGCCGCCTGTGTCGGTGCCACTGGGCGTGAATTATCAGCAGATGATGCGTCAGTTCTTATCCGGATCGCTGCCCTATGTGCCGCAACTCAAGCCGACCTCATCGCCTACAGGCGATACGCCGACGCCGTGACGGCGCCGCTGGCCGCCAGATAGCATGGCTCAGGCGCCACCTTGAATCGAGCCAGAAGCTGTTCGTCTGGCGTCATCGTTCTTCTCCCGCGCCTAACCCGGCGCCCAAATCGGACGGGCTACCGCCCGCCGTTTAGCTTTGCGTTAGCCGCCACCAGCATCAGCCAGTGGCGGTGCGGCGAATTACCTCCCCTCGGGGCGCTTGTCCAAGCCTTTAGCGGCCAGCGCTTCGGCCACGTCGTCAATGTGCAGGCAGTCGCACATGCAGGCGTAATCGTTCACCGGCTGCACTGCCGCAATGTTGCCGTTGCAGTAGTCGTTTCCGGCTACTGCGCTGTGCAGCACGCCGTAGGCAACCACCTTGCCGCCTTCCAGTTTCACGATCTTGTCCCCGTTCCTTGCTTCACGTCCGTTTCTGTAGTGCATGCCTATCTCCAAGTTTTGCCGCGCTTCGTGGTGAGTAGGCGGCTAACTCATCATTCCAGCGGACGCCCTGCGGGCGCGCGCTGAATTCAGGCGTTCTGCGTCACAGCGGAATGCATCGCCAGCATCAACCACTGAGACGCCAGCAGAAACGCTATCCATGCCGCCAGCCATATAGCGCACCATGCGCAGCGCTTGGCTTTCCGGAGTCTGCGCCAGCGGGCGAAATCAGGACTCTGTAGCCAGTCCATCAGCGCGCATCCGCTCGCACATGGCAAAATGTCCGCGCATAGAGTCTTGACATGCGTCTGGCTGATAGACCAGCGCACCGCGTTTCCCGCTGGCGTAATCCCACGCCATCGTCTCTGCGTATATCGCGCCGTAAGCCGCTGCCGCCGGTGACCGCCGGTTTATTGTGCTGACGAAGAAACACTTTCCGCCATGCCACACGTAACTCTGGATTATAATGTTGCCGTCCATCACTCCTCCTATTCGTAATTCACAACGCCAGCATCAACGGCGCGCGCACGGGCATTGAATTTCTCATCAAACCCCGGGCACTTGTCACCAATCGCCGGAGCACCGCCATAGGCTATCCAGCAGATATGACGGGCGCGGCCCATGGCTGCATCGTTCATCTCGTAGTGTGAGCATTGTTCGCAGGTTTGCATGCTACCTCCCATTCCCGTATCCACTATACGGCGCAAGAATCTCATCCCGCGCCCGCCTGGAGTTGTCTTCTTGTCATTCACCGCCCGCACCTGACGCGCAATCTCCAGCTCCTCGCGCACTCTGCGGATAGCGTCCTCGCGTGACATTCCCTCGGCCATGTAGTCGGCTATGCGTTCTGCGGTTATCATGACCCCCCCTTTGCGCGTCCTGTTTAGCTACTTAATCTCAAGCCGCGTGCCGTGGTCAAGATGGCATCCAGGCACGTCATTGCCTGCTTTCAATGCCGTCCCGATGGCTTTTTTGTCGGGCTCTGGCGGCGGCGGCTCGGGCTGGCGCATGAAATCCGCCGGGATTGCGCGCACATCATCGACAACGACAGACGCCGGATTGTTTTTGATGGCGATGGCAAAATACGGGCACTCGATTTTGCTGATGCCAGTTCGAAGCATGTTTGCCTTGATGTACTCGCGGACACGCTCTGCGCGGGACTCGATGGCCTTGCGACGTGCTGCCATCTGCTGCTCTGCTTCCCTGATAGCGGCGGCGCTGGCTTCGAGGTTGCGGGCGAACATTGCGACATTCTGCGCCTTTGCCTCCAGCGCCCCGGACAGCCCTTCCAGCGTGTCGGCGATGGTCTGCTCGTCCATGTCCAGGTCGGCCAGCGCAAGAGTTGCTGCGTACTCGTCGGAAATTTGGTACAGCGTGAGAGTGGTCATGCGAATAAGTCTCCTAGAACGGAATATCGTCGTCGAAATCATCGAAGTTTTGCGGCGCAGATGCGGCCGGCTTGTTGCGCAGCGGGCGATTGCTCATCGTAAGCATCATTTTTTGCATCATTTCCGGACGCTGTGCCTTGGTCAGAATCTCGCTTGCAGTGAGCTCAGTCCCCGCCTCGAACGGCGCATAGATGGTCGGCTTCCAGGCGGTGCCGCCAGATCCTTTCTCGTATTCCTCCATCGTGATGAGCAGGCCGATGGGCTTGCCCATCAGCTCGGGGAACACTTCGGCATGCACTTGTGTTTTTGTCTTTGAGGCGTGATCGTATTTCTCGACCATGCGCTCAGACTTAGTGACGTGACGCACTTTGAGGCAGGCCATGATTGCCATCAGTGTTTTGTATCCATACAGCTCCTTGCCGTCCTTGTTCTTTGTCCACAAGGTAAGATAGTCTGCGCCGAGGCCAGCGTCGGATTTGAACGAGAACTCAACTCCGTGAGTTCCTTTGGTGCTGGTGATGTTCTCGGCGCGGGTGAATGTGCCGATATATTTGCCTGCCTCGTTGATTGCGCCGCTCTTTTGATCGGCTTGCTTTGCTGCGTTCGTGTCCAGGTTATACATGCTCATTTCCTCGGTTAGTTGATTCCGTAATATTTACAAATCGCACGATCTACGCTCATTAAATCGTTGTCGATCATCTCATCGTCAAACATTCCCAGCGGGCTTTTTACTGTATCACTCCCGCTGTTTTGCGTCGAGAACAGATAGTTGCCATTCTGGACCATCGTTCGCAGCACAATTGTTACAAGCCCCTCCATGACGATTTTCTCATCGAGCAACTTGCCGATGGTCTTGATTTTGGTTCTGCCAAACTCGTCAGTGTTCGAATGAGACAGGATGTAGATCCGCTTGTTATCCGGCAGCGAGCTCGCAGCAATCAGGATGTCCCATGCGTGTTTTGCGATCTCGTTGTACTTGGCAAACGCTGAATTGCCGACCTCTTGGTCAGTAACGCGCCTCATGAACTCATTACTCATCTGATACTGGAAATCATCCAGCACGATGACGTTGCGCGAGGTTTTGTGCATCGCCGCGACAATCTGCGACGATTGATCAGACACATACACATTGCCGCCGCCCTGTACCGGCTTCCAATCCGCCGACTTAAAAGGGAGCGGCTTTTTCACCGATTGAATCAGCAGCGTATCGGCTGCAACCATGTTGCGCAGGCTGGTTGTTTTGCCTGTTCCGCTTTCCCCGAGAATCATTGTTGCTATGCTCATCACTCATTTCCTCGCTCATTCGCTCTAGTTGCTCTTCGCGCTGCCGCCAGCCTGCGCCGTTCACGGCTCAATTCGCTGATTCAGAAATTCCACGATCCGCCCGATGATTCCGCGCTTGCGCAGGAGCGCCGCAGGATTTATCCGGCGCTCGGCTTGTATCTGCAACAGGTATTCTTTGCCCATTCGAGTTGCCATTGATATTCCTCCCCTACTTAATCCGGCTCAATATCTCTTTCGGGCTATCTGATTTGGCATGGAATGTGCCTACGAAATCAGGGCCGCCAGATTCGATGCGCGCCTGCGTCTCGACAGTGCTGGCAAATACCGATTCGTAAAAGCCTGACTCGCGCAGATATTTATCGTCCGCCCGAAACACTGCGATAGGCGATTCCTCAGTTGCCGACATAATGCGATTCATCACCACGCCTACGGTTGTTACTGCCATTCTCCATTCTCCCTCGGCACATAGATGCCTGATACGTTTATTTTACACCCGCCGACAGGTGACCATTGGTACGCGCGCTCGATCGACAGCGAGAGCTTTGCGCAATCGCCCCACGCATAGCCGCCCGAGAATGTCAGAGATATCAGCCAGGCCATGCCAATGACGATTACCCATGTCCGGCTATTCATTCCTCAATCTCGATCGGATAGGCGTTGCCGCCGATTGCACCATCATTAACCGGAGGTTCACTCTCCAAATTCCTCGCGCACGTCACGCTCAGCAATATACGCCCGATACCCGTCCAGCATTTTGCGCACGGCGCACAGTAGCGCGGCATCGTCACCGGCATCGTATGCGGCGACGATCTCGTCGTCGATATTATTACCTTGCGCCAGCTCGCTTACTGCCTCCAGCAGCAGCGAACCGCGAAACTCGGCAGGGATAGCCGCATAGCGTGCGCGGCACAGTTCTGCGCGTTTCTCGGCATACTCGCATTTGCGTGTCTCGTTGTCCTCGCACGCACGGATTGTGTCGAGTCCGCCGCAGATTTGGTATGCGTCAAGAGGGGTCATTTCTGCTTCTCCGTTCCGAGCGCTTTTGCGATTGCGGCATCAAATCCTCCTCGCAAAATACAGTGATATTGCCCACCACCAGGCACACGACTCCCACCAGCTCGGCGTATATGTCGAGAGCCTGGGTATCGGTGCATGGCAGTAGGCGGATGATGTTCATGCGCAAACTGTAGTCTAGGCTACGGCGTGAGTCAACAATTTTATCCTATCCACAATGGGGTATTTGCAATTCATCGTAGTCTGGGCTACTATCTGCGACTATGCACAAATACGGCAAATTGATTGATAGGCTCGGCGGGACTATGGCGGTTGCGCGGATATTCGGCATCGCCCATCCCTCAGTTTCAGAGTGGCGCAATTCTGGCATACCTCGTGCGAGGCGGCAGGTTCTCGCGCTGATGTACCCGGAGCTGTGCCCGAAATCGTGGAGACCTAACGAGGTGGAGAAATGACAAACAAAACCGAACTACTCGCACGTATGACATCGAACGCCTGATGGACGAGACTGGCACGTCGCGGGAGCGGCGAACGGTTGACATTGCCGAGGCAGATATTTAGCATCCGTTATAAGCGCCGTGACAGGCGCAATAGGATGTGTCGTGAGTCTGCATTAGAGCCAGTCCCGGCACCCTTCACTAGGCGTCGAGCCAGCACATCCGGGTAACTGTCACCCGGGGCTGGCCCTAATGTGGATTCACTGATGAGCTATAAATCCCTCTCTACAGCATGGGAAGTCGATCTTCCGTGCCCTGCAAAACTTCTCCTAATCAGCCTAGCCGACCAGGCAAACGATGACGGAATATGCTGGCCGTCCATTCGGCGTCTATCCGCAAGGACGGGGCTGAGCGAGCGATCCGTCTACAAACACCTCGCAGAACTAGAGGCAGCTGGCCACATAACCAGATCTCAAAGGGGCGGCAGCTCCAGCATTTTCACCATACACCCCTGCACCACGTGCACCCCTGTCGGAATCGACACCCCTGCACCACGTGCAGGGTACCCCTGCACCACGTGCACCCCCCCCCTGCACCACGTGCAGGGTACCCCTGCACCACGTGCACCCATAACCATAATAGAACCATCAGTAGAACCATCATTACCCATAAACACTGGTGTCGCTGACGCTCCACCGCGCAGGCAATTTGTAAAACCGTCGCTTGCTGAGGTGGCAGCCTACTGCGCTGAGCGCAAGAACGCCGTAGACCCTGAGCGATGGTTTGACCACTACACATCGAACGGGTGGAGGGTCGGGAAAAATCATATGAGGGATTGGAAAGCCGCAGTAAGGACGTGGGAAAAGACAAGCGGAGGAAATAGTAATGGAAAAAATCAGCAGCCTGATACCAGGAGCCGTGCAAAACGATTCTCTGACAAACTCGACGAAATTGCGCGGAGAGACATCGAGCAAAAAGGGTTTGCCGATAAGTTGGGCTAGCGCGATATTCAAAAAGTTCCAAGCGTGGTACGGGCACAAATGGGTAAGCGCAATGGATGGGATCGAAGAATTTGCACTCATGGAGTGGGCGGGCGGCCTTTCCGGCCTGACTGGCGAAGAGATAAAGCGCGGGTTTGACACATGGGAGGAGGATTGGCCGCCATCGCTTTCGGAATTCAGGAATGCATGCCTTGGCAAATTGAGTAAGGTAAATGAGTTCGGGCTAAATTACATTCCCGAATACTACCGTCCGCAGCCGATCACGGAGCGCTCAAAATTGTTGTCCAGTGATGAGCGTGAAGAGCGGAGGGAGGAGGCGCGGCAAAATATCGGTGAGCTTAAATCAATTCTTGGCATCAGATCGGCGGGGTTTGACGAATGAGAGACATAAATGTTCCATGTCGTGGGCGAGAATTGTCGAGGGACGAAAAATGACTCGCCTCCCCTGCTGGTCATGCCGCCAATATCCGGCAAGCGCACAATCAGGCCGCTGCCAGATTGGCTGCGATGGATTCCCGCGCGCCGGCAATGGCTGCGCATCATTCGACTACGAGCCTGGCAGCGATCACGCGGAGAGCGTATCAGGAAACCCGATAGCGGTACTGCGCGCATCCATAGGCGATAAGAAAAGCTGATGCCCCATAAACACAATCCGCTGTACTGGATCGCGGATAGTGCGTATTGTCGGCACTCGAAACGCGAGAGGAACGACAGGCGGCGCTTGAGCGCGTACCGGCAGCGTTCCGCGACTGGGATAGAAACAATTGATTGGATTGGCTGGCGCTGAGTCGGTATTGTCTGGGCTCAGAAATTAACGAGAGGGCAAAAAAATGGCATC